TCACTATATATCATTTTATTCCAGTTGTCTATTTCCACTACACCTTTCTTTCCACATATAGCACATTGTACTTTATGTTTCATTTCTTTTTCCTCTTTCCATTATATTGTTTATTTTTATAACAAATGAGCTTTTAGTTGGTCTATCTCTTTCAACAATTATACATCCTCTTTTCTCAAATGTTATATCTGGTAATTGCTGCCATAACTTGCCTAATTGGTCTTTCTGTTTATCAGTTGTTGGAATTAGTATAAGGAATGTTCCATATTTATTCTTTTCTATAATTGCTCTCATATTTATGCCTCTAAAAATATTTGTTGTTCTAATTCATCTATAAGTTGTTGAATGTTACACTCATAACAATTTCTGTTTTTATTCAAACATTTAGTACTATTTTCATCACAAAACTTTCTTAAGTTTAAATATGCTTCTATTTTAATAGTTAATTCTTTCAGTTTCTCTATATTGTTTCTCATTTTATCCACTTCCATATTTTTGTAATTAAGCCTTCTCTTTTCTCCTCTTTAGGTAATATTATTCGATTATCTTCCCATATATAAGGTTTATTTTTTTCTTCCATTTTACCTTTCACCTAAAGTAAACACATAATATAAAAACTTACTATCTTTAGCTTCTTTCCTCCATTCTTCTACCGTTTCAAATCCACTAAACTCTAAATATTCTTTTAATTCATTATCATCTTTTATTTCTTTAATAAATATTACATACACTAAACCTTTATTTCCAAATCCATTATAACTTAAAACTTCTATACCTTCCTTTCTCCTCTTAGGTCTTAACGTACAAACATATCCGTATTTTAATAGTTGTTCTCTAGCTTTTTCTACATTAAACCATATTACCATTTTTATCCCTATTTTATTTATAATATGCTCTCCTTTATGAATCTTTCTAATTCAGTTATTCTTTTCATTCCTTTATCTGTTATTATACAAGTGTAATCTTTATCAATTTTTATGTAATCTTTAATTATTAAATATTTTATTAATTGGTAAAATTGGGATATAGATGTAGATATTCCTTTCGTTCTAAGTTCTAATCGTAACTTGTATCGTGTTAAATGTTTATTGTCTACCAGTTTTAATAATAAGTATTCTTCTAATAACCCATGTTTTCTATATTGCATAATGTTATACCTCTTTTAGAATGTTAATGTTAGTTTGTCTATTTCTCTGTTTAGTTTTATTATTTGCTCTTTTATCCATTGTACTTCTATTTGTAATTTTTCTAATTTAGCTTCTAATTCACTTATTTTAAAGTTTATTTCTTCCATATTATCACCACATTAAAGCGTCTTTAGGTATTAAATCTTTACGCTGTCTAATTAATGTTTCTATAAAGTTTAATTGTTCTTTTATTTCTCTAATTTCTCTAGCAAAGGCTCTGTTTATTCTGTTTTGTCTTTGTATTAAATATTGATATTCTGGTGATTCTATAAGGTAATAATCAAAGTCTTCAGCACATAGTCTTTCTGGTATTTGTTGTGCTAATTCTCTTAATTTATTGCTTACTTCATAGAAATCATTAACTTCCCAATGGTAATATTGTTTTCTTTTCCAGTCGTAATATGTCATTTTTTCACCTCCTTATTCCAATAATAGTTTTTCATGTGTTCACAATACTCTGTCGTTTGTGTTAATGTAGCATAACATTCCGCACATTTTTGTAGCTTATCTTCGTTAATGTTTACTGTTCCAAATCTCCATATACAAGTGTTAAATATTGGATGTGTATCTTTATTGTTTTGTTTCTTCATACCATAATACCCTCTTTATAGCTTCTAATGTTTGTATTAACTCTTTTCGTGTCATTCCAGTTTGTATTGTGTCTAAACAGTCGTTTGTTCCTTTATGATAACTGTCTATCGCATAATAGTTATAACGTCTTGCTACTCGAATGTCTATATTCTTTAATTTTTCATTAATTGTTTTTTCTAAGTTTTCAATATATTGTTGCATTATTTCACCTCCATCTTTTAGGTATTTTAGCATCTTGTATTTGGTTTTTTGTTGTTCCGTCAATCCCGTATAGGTAACGGTATTTTATACCATTTTTGTTTTGCATTTTTGTTTCACCTTATCTAAATATTACTTTCACATGGCAATATTTAAACCTTTCTATATTATATAATCTTTCCATTTTGGTTTTTCAATTTGTTGAATACCTGCATAAAATGTTTCTCCATGCTCTGTTTCTATAACTAATGTTCCTAACCATAACTCAATTAACAACATTTTATTTAAGTTTCTTTCTAACATAAAATATGGAATGTTATTAATGAATAACATAGCTTCTTTTTCTTTTTCTTTTCTCATAATGTTTTCACCTCACTATTTTGTATAAGTTTTCCTATTGCTTGTTTAATTTCTCTTATTTTTCCACTATATGAATTTTTTACTATCCAATCCCAATGTTCTTTATTATAGTTTTCCATTAAATAGATTATTGCTTGTTTAATATTTTGTAATGATTCTTTTTGTTTTCTAAGTTTTTCAATATAATAATCTTTAGACATCACACCAAATAAACTTTTAGAAACCATTTGTTCAAATTGTTCATATGTCATATTTTCTATTTGTTTAGCTAAGTTTTCCATTTCATTAATTTTTTGTTTAATGATATTGTCTACATTGTTAATGTTGTAATTTGCTTCTTTCAATATATATAATATTTCATCTGCTCTTTTTTTATTCCAATATTGTTTTCCGCTATATCTATTCATCTAATTTTTGCTCCTTTTTATTTGTTTTGTTACATGGATAAATTAAACTTTTATATCCATAAGGACTAAGTAAATGTGAAATGTATTTTGGTATTTGAAAGTGTCGTTTGTATGTTACTCTTGTGTTTATGTATCCTAAATTTTCTAATGTTTGATTTATTTGTATTTCGTTTAATTCATGTATTAATGTTTCTAATGTTAACGTATTGCTGCCTATTGCTATAACGTTTAAATCGTAATCTGCTACAGCATCGTCCTTGTTTAATACATCACATAAAAATACTGTTTCACTTGTTATTCTATCTCTATTTTTCATTATTTAATCCCTCTTCTATGTTTAATAATTGCTCTATCAAGTTAATAAAGTTTTCCCATTGAATGTTTTTGTCTATTGTTACATCTAATACTTTCATGTTTTTTATTTCTATTATTATTCTCATTGTATTTTCACCTTTATTTTGTCACTTTTCTTTAATCCTTTTTCTTGTATTAGTTTTTTAGGTATACTTATTTTATATTGTGTGTAATCTTTAACTTTACATTCAAGTAATGTTGTTTCAAAATCATATTCTTTTTCTATTTGTATTAAAAGTTTAATTATTGGTATTGCTGCTAAATCTGTTAGTCTATGTATTTGTTCCACTGTCATGTCTCCAATACCATAAAATAAATGTGTTAATTCATGTAATGTTGTACTTATTACTTGTTCTGTGTTATCCATTATTTTTCTATTTATTCTTATTGGATTATATGCTTTTCCCAATACTTCATTATTTCCCATAATGTAAACTTTAACATTATAGTTAGGATTAACCATTTTAGCTATTTTTCTTGCTATTTCTAAGTTTTTCTTTTCTGTAATGCTTAATGTTTCTTCGTTAACTTCTATATCTTGCCCTTTAGAATATTCTTCTAAAAACTGTTTATCAGTTGGCAATAGTTTAATTAAGTCTCCATGTGTATTAGGGTCTAACCAATCTATAACTTCTTTATTTCTCCATATACATTCTTTAGCTAATACGTCACTTGTCTTTACTACATGATTAGGATATAATTCTTTAAATGTTTCTTTTATTATCTTCTCTACATTATTTGAAAAGTAAATAAATTCAAAGTCTGCTTGTCTTTCATATCTGTTTTGTTCCATTGCTTTAAACATTCTAATCCATAATGTTTTGTTATTACATGATGCCCAAACATTGGCTATATTTCTTTTAACTGTATATTCATTAGGTATATTTCTGCTCTCTTCTAAATCTATCTTTTTTAAGTTATAGCTAAATTCACTATTTTTTATTTTTGTTACATAAATGTCTTTAACGTATAATTCCCCGTCAATGTTACTGTTTGGTTTTTCTATAATGTCTCCCCAAAATGCATCATGGAACAGTATTGTTTTATTACCATTCATTATAAATTTATCTTCATAAGTCTGTCCTTTATAGTTATGTATTATTATTTTTGTTCCGTTAAATGTTAATCCATTATGTTCATAGTTTATCTTTAAACATTTTTCACCTTCAATATCTACGGTGTCAACTGTGCAATGTAAATTATTACTTATTATTTCCACATTATAACCTAAACGTTTCAATACTATTAAAGCTATTTTTAAACCTTCACCAAATTGACCCCTTGCGTTCTCTTTATCTTGTTTCTCACTTATTCCTAATAATAAATGTTTTACTTGTAGACCTTTACCTTTATCCTCAATAATTAAATTTTCATCTTGCTTATAAATCCTAGTTGTTTCTTTATCTGAATCTAAAGCATTCTGTATTAATTCTCTTATAGCTTCCCATTCATTCCAATGTTTACGATATTCTAATGTTATAGGGTATATTATTTGTTTTTCTTCCATTTTTACGCACCGACACACTAAAAATAAATGGTGTGTTTCGCCTGAATTTCACAGGCTCGTCAGGGTGCTTATAGTTTTGATGCTTCTAGGAATTTTGTCTTGTCAAAGTTTATGTTGTCATATTTGAAATATTCGCAAAGTTTTTGTTCTAAAAGATTTATTGCTGTTTCGGGTGTACAATTTGGTATATTGGTTATTTCTGCTCTTGTGTCTCTTAATATTTTAGCTATTTCCTTATAGTATTTTTTACTCAACATTTATTTCACCTCCCTATTAGGTTTAATTACACATTCATAGTATAAATCTTTTACCGTTCTTTTTGTCTTTATTATTCCTACTTTAATAATCATATTCTCTAATTCCATCTTTTTAGCTTCTTTCAATTGCTGCCTAAATTGGTATATGTTCATTTTTATTTCACTTCCTCTTTATTAATATTTTATCTTCATGTATCATAGCTTTTATTAATGGTAAATATTGCTCTATTACGTCTAAATCTAAGCCTATACTCTGCAAATAGTCTATTAATGATGGAATGCCATTAAACATGTTTTGGTCAACGATATAATAACCATGTGTATATTTTATTTCTATTTCTTTTTTTGTTGTTGTCATTTTTGTTTTCACCTTTTTTCTGTATAATCTCTTAGTACTAAAAGTATTTAAACCTTTCGCTTACTCGTGATATACTAGTGATGTTTTCCATGTCACTATAAGGTAATACCAACATAACCAGTAATACATTTTTAACTACTTTTTTATATCTTATACCAGTACGCTTATGGGACCTTTTACTGCTTTGCAAACAATACCCTAAACATAAATAAACATAATAAAAGTACTAGTATAAGTTATATTAATAGGTAGTATTGAAACTTTAACCAGTATTTTTATATAGCTAGTTTAATTATATTCTTAAATATGACAGTTTACTGTTTTATTATCATTAATAGTTTAACCTATTTTTAGTACTAATTAAAGTGCTCCAATACACTATAAGTTAAACCATTCTATATAAATAAACAGTTAAACCCTGCATGTAACAGACCCGTATCAAAAATATCAGTACAAACTTTTCAACCACAAAACCAAACAAAAATAATCCACACAATAAAACCCACAATACCACTCTATATAATATATTTAATAGAAACGTAATAGTATAGTAGAGTATAGGAGTGTGGTTTTATTGTTGTTTTGTTTTCTTTTTAGGTTTAGTTTCTATTTGTTCTTTACTTACTGCTTTCTCTTGTATTTCCAACAAATTAATCATTCTATTACGTTCCTGATTAAGTGCTCCCATAAAATCTTGTAAAGCAGTCATTAAAATAGCAAACCTACGGTCTGTATTTTCTCTTAAACTCTTTAATTCATCACTCAATATATTACACCTATCTTGTTACATTCACATTCAATTATTTAAAGTTTATTCTTTTACAATCTTTGTAATTACTCTCTTTTCTAATATAGACTGCACATAATTAACAACATCTAAACTAGGTTCTACATCCCATTCAATAATATATTGACCATCAGTTGTTTTAGTTACACGTGTAACTTTACTAGTATTTGTTGGAAACTGTATTTTAATATTATCATTTAAAGTGTTTGGAAATATGTCTTGATGTATTATTCTATATTTCATTTTACCAATCATCCGTTAATTTCCATTTTCTAACTTCAGCAACAACTAAATTACTTCCTATTGGAGCAACCTCTAAATAGAAATCACATAGAGTTTCTGCTGGAATATAAGTTGTTATTGTTCCATATAATGTTCCATTTATATAATATTGTATAGAAGAACCACTATTAACTTTTATTACAACTACATATTCAGTTCCATTAGTAAACGTTGTTAAATTAACAGCTGCTCCACTACCAGCTGTATTACCAGAGTAAGCCTTAATCATGTTAGTTCCATCAGATTGTTGTTCAAAACGTATCCATGCTCCAATATTATATGTATAACCACTATCATCTATTTGTCGTAATCCCACCTGAATCCTATCATATGCACTAGCTATACCACTAGGTTTTATTTTAAATTTACATATTGGATTTAATGTTGCATCAACAACTTTATATCCCCATATCCAACTAGTTCCATTATTAGATTGAGCTTTAATATATGCTTTTTTAAGAGTAAATGAACCTCCAGTTGAAGTGCTATACCCATAAGTTGTATAAGCTAAAAGAGCATCTACACCAACAAGAATAGAAGTTTTATCTAAATATGAATCTTTAGAGAAACTAGTGTTTGTTTTATCAAAACCTATTACACCACTTTTAATATGAACATTATCTATTGTAGCATTAGCAATCATGGCACTAGTTGTAATATATGCTACTGAAGTGTTAAGTCTAGATGCTGAAAGGTAGCCAGTACTAATTTTACCAGCATCTAAACTAGTAATATGGGCATCAGTAATAGTTGCGTTAGCTATATTAGCTCCAGTAATTGTTGCATTAGCAATTTGAGCACTAGTAATAGTTGCATTAGCAATTTGTGCTGCTGTAATGGTAGCGTTTGCTATTTGAGCAGCTGTAATAGTGGCATTAGCTATTTTTGCTGCTGTAATTGTTGCATTAGCTATCTGAGCATTAGTAATACTTAAATCTTGAATGTCTCCTCCATTAAATTTACCAAACTGCGTAACCATATTAGCCCAATTAGCTATAACATTTAATATATCTGTTACTGTATGAGTTACTTGCCCCCATGCTACTATACCAGCATTTTTAATAGTCTCAATAATTGTTCCTAACCAAGCAGCAGCATTATTTATTGTATTTTGCACAGCAGTCGCAAGATGATTCCATGCTACGGCACCTGTATTTTTAATATTTTCAATTATTGTGCCTATCCATGCTGAAGCATTATTTATTGTACTTTGTAGAGCAGCTGAAAGATGATTCCATGCGACTGCACCAGCGTTTTTAATAGTTTCAATAATAGTTCCAATCCAAGCACTAGCATTATTAATCATATTTTGAACAGTAGTTGCCAACGTATCCCATATTACTGCTCCAGCATCAAATATTTGTTTAATAACTCCTCCTATACTATCAACAATCTCTTGTGCAGCATGGTCAATCATACTCCATGCTAAGTTACCAAGTTCATTAACCATTTTATCCCAACTACCAATACTAGTGCCTATAATGTCTTTATGTATATGGTCTGCGTATGCTCTTCCTCTACCTTCCAATTCACTCATTACAATCACCTATAATATATTGATTTTCTACATAATAAATTTTACGTATTATACGGGTCATGCCATAACACACTCATTCCAGTTTCAAAACTACCTGCTTGTTTAAGACTAGTAAACGTTTTAGTTTGAGTATCAGGATTAATTGCTCTAAGCAATACAGTATATGGGTCAGTAGTGCTTATTGGTAAACTGTTTCTAACATCATCAGTAATTTCTAATATTGTTTTAGCTCCTTCAACACTATATTGATGTGTAACCTTAGTTATTCTGAAATTTGTATCAATAACATAAGTACCATTATCTAACTGGTTATATTTAATACGTACTATTTGTCCTGCTTTAATACTTGGATATAATGGAATCTGTATACTTGCAGTAGTGCGAGGTATTCTATGACGTAACAATTCATATAATGCTATTTGACTTAAAGTACTATTATTATCATTAGGGTCTAAATTGTCTGTTTGTGCTAAACTATCCTTTATAGTGTATGTTCTAATACCATAATGTTTAATACATCCAATCGTACAATTATCTATACTTGTTTGTCCACAATCACTTGTATATGCTCCTCTAATTAAACTACCAACTATACACATATCATCAAACAACCAATTGTCCACTTCACCTAATAATGGTCCCTGATATGTCTTAACCCATATTAATAACCATTTAATATTATTCCATGTAGGAGCACTGTAACCACTATCATTATGAGCAGTCCATACACCTTCTTGTTGTACATTACTTAAATCTTTACTTGTTACTGGAACTTCTATTTTATGCCATTTCTCCTGAGCATTAATGGGAAGATGTAAACTTAAATCATATTCAAAATAACTACCTAAACAATCATAAGTAGAACCATTATATGTTAATTGAGGAGCACTAGTGTTACAATACAATCTTAATTTAATTTCTTCTCCATGCATATTACCGTATATTTGCATATTAATAAATGCAGGAATATTTGTTGACACTAGTTTAGTAAGGTCTACAGTAAAAGGTCTATATAATATAGCCCACACTTGATTTAACCAGTTTAATCCAATTCTAAACTGTAAACTAGAAACTCCTTTAACAGTAGTAGTATTATTTAAAGATAAATCTACAGTAGGAGCAATAAAACCTCCAACATTTCCTTTCTGATAGTTCCATCCTTCTAGTTTTTCTGTCCAAACATCATCTTTAGGATGTATAAATTTACCTGCTACTAATATTACATTAGCTAAAGGTATTTCAGTTTTAAAGTTACTATGTATCATATCTTCTTTAACAACTATTGGATTTAATGGACAAGTATCATCCCATTTATCTTTTATATAACAACTATTATTTGCTCCATATACACTATGGTTTCCTACTGGAGCAACAAGTAACCTATTTTGCCCTATACTACTATCATATTGAACTATCCAGTGTAAACCTCTATAATTACTAGGATTATCAACATAACTCATACTAGAACCTATTTTAATTAATTCATTAAGAGTGTATATTGCATCTGTAAATGGAAAATTCATGTATGGATATTCTTTAGTATAATCATATGCATAATCTAAATTTAATGTGTAATCACTTGGTTGAGTAACAGTTAATCCTAACAGTTTATCTATAGAGTCATTTTTTATATCTTGTAATATGTCTCTTAACTTATAATGGTAATAGTTTCTACCTACACCATCAATATGAAACCACACAGCATAAACTCTTACACAAGTATTCGCAGTATTATTAGCACCACTAGACAATAACACAGCAATCTTTGTATTATTAAAATTAGACATGTTTATAGCTCCAACAACATTTACTGTTTGATTTGTTATTCCAGTATAATCAAAATTAAAGTCTCCAAATGTTTGCCAAGTAGTTCCATTATCCTGAGTTACTTTAATTTTAACTGTAGCATTACCTCCTGCAGTATCAACAAAACCTCTAACGTTTAAAGTTAAATTTTGAACATTATATTCTTCATATATTGGTATGTCCTTTATAGTGTAATCTCCATCTTCAGCATTACTAGAAGTAACATTTACATAAATATAATCAGCATCACCAAAATGTAAATATGGACTAGTTCCAATACGTGTCCATTGATTTATTCTATTTATTAATCCATTTACATCATAATCTCCACTTATACTTACTTCTTCTTTTACACCAGTCAAATATTCTTTATTAACTCTAACCTGTTTAAGACATTCCCCTGTTAACGCTGTAGCAACAAGTGTTTCTCCTCTACTAGTCATTTCAGGACTAATATCAACTATTCTACCAGTAAATATTGGGTCTACACTTGTCCAATTAATACTTGCATTGTCTTCATAAGCAAACTTAACTGTAACTTTACTATATAATTTAAGACTTTGTAAATAAAGTTTTCCTTTATAATTATTAGCTACTAAATGACAACTGGGTAAACCATTCTCTAAAAGAGTTACAACAGTACTTATTATATCCTGTTCTATTGCTGGGTCATTATTTATTTGTGTATAAGTTTGCATTAACTTTCCACCTCAACATGTTGTTTAGGATGCTGAAAATATCTCCATTTTATATATTTTAATAAACTAATTATTCTACTATAAGCATCTTTTACACCTAAATATTCCATTACAGTACGAGTTATAATTAGTACTTTATTATGTAAAGAAGCATCTAATAATCCAATATAATCTTTAATGGTTTTACTTAACGTTTTCATTTTACTTTCTAATAATGCAACATATTGTATAATAGTTTTATTTAAACTTTTACGTTTTATATCTAGTAACCCTACATAATCAATAAATATTCTATGTAATGACGCTATTCTACTTTTCACATCTGACAATGCAATTTTTTCAGTAGTTATTTTAGATAATGTTTTATATTTACTTTCCAATAACCCTACATACTCTACAATTGTCCTATAAATAACAAATATTGCTTGATGTATAACGCTATCTATTAATCCTAGAACTTCACTAAACATTCTGGACAATGTTTTAAATTTTTTATCTGTTAAACCTATATACTCAATAAACATTCTATATAAAGATGCTACTCTACTTTTTATATCTGATAAACCAATATAATCCTTCATAACTTTACTTAACATTTTAATTTTTTTATCTAACAATCCTAATTGTTCATTAATAATTTTTAATAATCCTTTCATTTTAGTATCAAACAATCCTAATTGTTCAGCAAACACTCTAAATATATTACTTAATCTTACTTTAGTATCTAACAATCCAACATAATCAATTTTACTTCTATACAAACTAGCAACTCTACCTTTAATATCTAAATTAGCTAAATACTCAGTAATAGTCCTACTAACTTGAGCAGGAGCTGTTTCTTCAGTTCCCCAACTTCCATGAGCAGGCTCAGGACTAACATATTTTCTTACAAAAATGTCATCATAATACCCATACTGTCCAGACTGAATATTTGCCCTTAATCCTATAGTTCCTGAAGTTATCGTTGTATCAGTTGCAGATAAAGGAGTTCCACCGTTAATGAGGGCATATTGATTAGTGCCATAAACACGGAGTTCTCCTTTGTAATAAACATTCGCAGAATAAGAGTAAGTTGATACAGCTAAAGCTGTATCAGTTGTAACCACTCTTTTTGCTAAGCTCCATTTTTTAAATGTTGTAGTTTCAGGGTCTCCTGGTCGCATGTCAGCATAGTAAGTTGAAAAGCCAGTTGCGCCCCAAGTACCAGTCCATCTTGCTCCCATTGCCAAAACATTAATCCAAGCAGTTGATGTAAACTTTGCTTTCCAATGAACTGCATAATCATTTGGCAAAGTTGCATTCGCATGTATTGTTCTGTCTGCACCTGCTCCCGTGTGTTGAAGTTCTCCAGAAACTATTGACCATGTGCCTGATTCAACTGTCCATTTACTTAAGTCACCACTAAAATCATCAAAAAACAGAAATGTATTGGCACCGTTGCTTGTTGTTGTAGCAGTTGCATTCCCATAGTAAATGTAAATTGTAACGTTACCTGCACTTAAATTATCACTTACTTCAACCCAAAATACAGCATTATCATTATCTGTTTCACTTTCCATCCAATAATCAAGAAGCGTAGTCCCATCGCTACTAGTGAATCTTACATCACCGAAATCTGTACGTACATTATTTCCTAAGGCAACATTTTCCCCACTATCAACATTCTCATACGCTAATCCAATTCTCCAATGTCCAAAAGTTGCATTTCCTCCTGCAAAGTAAACCCAGTATTTTCCACTGGTGGGATGTTTCATAAGAAACGCTGTGTCTACTGAAGTTGTATGCCAAGCTGCACTAGAAGCTGGAATTAAATCAGTCTTCTTCAACGTCCACGTTGTTTCATTTGTTCCTTCAAATAAATATAACTTTCTTGGCGAAGTAGTTTCAGTAGAATTAACAATCATTCTAAGTTTATTAGCAGAATCTCGCCAAACTGTAGGTGAAGCATAACTACCGTCTATAACTTTTCCATATCGGGTCCAAGTTTTACCATCTGTGCTTGTAGCATAATAAATTCCCGTAGAAACATTAGCTGATGTCTGTCCATCATACCACATCTTGAATATACCATCTTCATAAAGAACTGTTGGTCGTCCTACATAGTATTCGTTAGCATTATATCCATAATCTAAAACAGGATTTGTTGCTTCTTTAGTCCAAGGTTGCTGATATGGTGAGGTTGCTGTTGCTAATCCTATTCTGTCTTGTCCAGCAGCTGGACAACCAGTATAATACATATAATAGGTACTTCCCACTTTTACAACTGTTGGGTCATTAACATGAGCAGAATCCCATCCTGAAGCAGAGGGTTGTAGAACATACAGAGCAGTTCCATTTGTGCCTTTGGTCCATGAAACTCCATTAGTAGATTGTGCAACATATATCCAATCATAATGACCAGCTTCATCTGCTCCTCCGTACCACATCCACCATGTGGAGCCATCAATTACAATAGTTGGAGAATACATAATATCACCTGCTCCAGGAACAAGAATTGGGTTTGTTGGTTCCTCAATATAAGTAAAATTACTAACTTTAATTTTAACTGTATAATTTGTTCCAGCATTATTTGCACTGTTTATTACGTGACTTTTTCTATAAGACCAACCAGTTAACCATGTCATAATTAAAATCCTCCTAAAGTTTTTCCTCCATAAGCTATCATTCCACTAAAGAATCCTCCAGCAACTAACCATCCCATTGGTCCAGCAATATATACTCCTTCCATCATCCATGTTAATATTCTAATTAATTGTATAGCACGAAGTATTACCATAACCATATCTTCTATTTTAGTTAATGCTTGTCTCATATCTTTAGGTAATCCTAATTCCTTAAGTAATTGTCCATAACCACGTAAAGCAATATTTAAATAACGTACCTGTATAATGTAATCTCTTAAACTATCACTATCTAACCTTTCAGTTTCCTCTCCACCTTCTGTAGGAGCAACTTCAGGAGTTACTCTTTCTACAGGAACACCCTCTTTAAACACAGCATCCTCTAATCTATCAAGTCTTTCATAAATAGGAGCTAATGCATTATTTAATTCTTCCCTAAACTTAGCAAGTATATCTTCAAGTCCTCTAATAGGATAATAAGGAGTACTCAATATATTATACCTCCTTTATAATGCGGTCAGCACTAAACTCAACTATCCATTCTGTTTCTACTCCTAACTCTATATTATGAGGATATAAACTTGTAACTTTAAATCCATCTACTTGTAAAGTTAACTCTGTTTTATTTTCAGCTACAACTACTATTCTTAAATAGTCTACTTGCCATTTAGTGTAAAAATTAGTTGTATCTATAGCTGTACGATTACTACTATCTATTGGAGTATTAAATAAAGCAGTATATAATTGATTAAAATCTTTACATCTTATTTCTCCAGTTACATGTGGACTTTTAATATGTTGATGAACCATTAATCCTCCAGGTATATCAATATGTACCCAAGGACTAACTTCTTTATATTTTACACTACGAACACTTGTCCAATTAACAGCATTACCAGCATCTTTTCCTATTTTAATTAATTTAGGTCTTAAAATTATCATGTTATACACCTTCATAATATATACAGGTTACTATTTGTTCTGAATACCATATAATAGGATGTTTCTTTCCTAGAAATGCTTTCTTTATTCCTCTACCTACAGCAATAGTGTCTCTATCATTCCATCCATCTCTTAATTGTACAATATCTATATCTGTAACAGTATACTTGTTTTCTCTTAATATTCTATCCACTTCATTTTTAATATTAAACCATTGTGTTCTAGTATTATCAATAGTTGTTAAATCATACCTTTTAGGTTTACAATAAATAGTTATTCTAACATTATGTTCAACTCTATAAGTATTATCTACAACCCAAACTTTCCTAGCAGGATAATTCTCTATTACAACTTGAAATAATGGTCCTTTAGGGTCAAACTCATCTTTCTTCCATGTTATATCTGTTTTAGAGGGATTACTAATATTCCAATTATTATAGAGTATATCATAGATTTTAGATGCAACATCCACGTATATCACCTAAAGAAAATAGAGAAATAAAGAGTTTAACCCTGCTTGACTTGTACTTTAAGTGTTAGTTGATAAGTGTCTCCAGCATCCCAATTTAACGTGTCAGCAGCACTATACACTTGTCTAAACAACATTGTTCCTGCAGTAGCAGCATTAAACATTCCACATTCCCATATTGTACTTGTACCAGTTAAACCATCGGCACTACTAAATGATGCCACTAATTGTGCAGTATCATTAGCATAAGTTGTGGTTACTCTTGTACCTGTACCTGCTTTACGTTTAATTTCTGTTCCTAAAGCAGTATCATTAACTGTAACTGCAGTATTGTTACTTCCAAAAGCTACATAATCAAACGCTGTACCTCCAACATCAGTAAGTATTAACCCAGCAACTGCTGCCATTCCAGCACTAACTATACTGTTATGTCTTAATCCAAGTTTCACTAGTAACTTATGTAATAGACCATAGTCATCTGGGTATACATGTCTACTTTTAATGTTTCCATACTTGTCTTTAACTATTGTTTCTACACTATCAACTACTACCATTTTGTTTACTTTCATTCTTTATTCACCTCTATATAATATATTTTATGGTCTAAATAAACCATAACTATCCTCCTATAAACTTAGTTAATACAACTGTAGCTAAAACAGTTAGTATTAACCATTTTAAATATTTAAGTTCTGTCTTTATTTTACTTAATTCTTCAGCACTCTTTCGTTCTATAGTAGCAAACTCTATTACTGCTTTTTTTTCAAATGGAGTACTCGCTAATTGTATTAATTCACCTATACATCCATTACTTGTTCCACCAATAGTCTTACAGACTAACGCTCCATCTTTACCCAAAACACCAGTCTCAGGTTCTTTACTCATAACTATCACTATCCGCTTTACCTTTAATTACTTTTAATTGTCTCTGTTTATGATATTCACCTATAGTCCTAGTAGCATCTAACGTTTCTGTTTTATTACTTGTTTCTGCAATTATTCTATTTACAGTTTCATTTAAAGCATCTGTTAATTGTTTACTTATTGTTTGGTTAGTTGTTTCTGTTAACACTCTAGTAATAGTATCATTTAAAGATTGCACTATAGTTTTAGTTAAGTTGTCTGTTAAAGTTTGCATTTGTGTCCGTGTTGTATTTAATGTTTCATTAGTTGCTCTAGTAATTGTTTCATTTAATGTTTTCGTTAAGTTTTCTGCTCTAGCAATAGTATCATTTAATGTTTGAGTAGCGTTAATTGTTTGTGTAAGAGTAATTATAACATCTTTTAATTCTTTAACAGTTGCCTGTGTAGCTCCAGTAACATATTGTCTAGCTTCAGCAGGAGTAATTACTCCTTTACTCATTAATTCAATATATATTTCTGGATTATAAACAGTATTAGATGTAAATGGTTTATCCTGCACTACATATTTACTTTTAATATATTGTTCTAGTTTACGTATTCCTAGAGCAAACCATCCAGTAGCATCCATCTGGTTAAGTTGGTCAGGTTGTAATGCTCCTCTAAGTGTAACATCTTCAGGCATCATTCTACGTTTAAATATGCTTGCTGCAATATCAGCACTAGCATATCTTACTTCATCTGGATAGGGACTAGTTAAAGGAACATTAGTGTATGCTCTTAAAAACATGTCACATACTACACTAGCTTCATTAACTGCATTGTTTAAAGCAGTATCATAACTAGTGTCACTAGTAGCAATCAACAATCTATCTTTTACATCGTCTATACTACAATATGCAGTCATTTACCACTCTTTCCTCCTTTAACCATTATATCTTGAGGATTACTACTTCCTCTTTTTCTTATTTTATTAAGTAAATCTAAATATAACTTGTTATAATCTTCCCATTTAAGTCCTTTTTCTTCAGCTATTATACGTTCATATTGTGTTGCTCTCCTATGAGCATAATCCCATGATATTCCATTACTTATTAAATAATATTCTAGTTTTTCATGTTCAATTAATGGTTCATGCATCCATTCTGGTACTAACTTATCAATATATATAGTGCTGAAATCTTCATTGTACCCTGCTAATCCATCTTTTAATTCTGTAACTACTATTTTAGGTTCAACTAAACTTTCTCTTTTCATAGGTAATACTGGAGTGTAAGGTTTACCTATCATTCCAGTATCTTTAGTACCCATAATATTCATTTTAGTTTCAACTGCATCTTCTGGTAATTCAATAGGCTTTAAGTCCCACTTTAAGTATTTACGTAATAATTCTCTAGCTTCATCTACACCTATAATTTTCATTTGTACAGCATTAAATATGTCTTTACTATCATACGTAGGTTGTTCTTCTGGTCCAAAGAATAACTGTATTTCTGCTTTTTTACCATCATAACCTAACTTGTTAAGTATTTGTTTAAATAAATCTTCTAATTGTTGTTTAATACATTTCCTCATATTAGCTAGTTTATTCTTATATAATTCACTAGCAATAATAGCTGTACTTTTAGTAAAACCTTTTTCTAAACCTAACTTTAATGATGGTTCTGCTAGTGCTATATAAAACTCATTCTCCATAGCTTCAATAAACTTGTCATATGTTTGTGTTCTTTCTGGTACAGCTATTTGTACTCTTGCTTTAGTGTTAGTTGCTATCCTATTACCTGTACTACTCATATTAGCTATATTTTCAGCTATTTTCTGATTATCAAAATCTTCATTACTCATACCTTCAAAAGACCATAATTCATTACCGAAACTAAACTTTCTAAATCCTTCATGTAAACTACGCCTCATTTGTAAACGTATATCATAAATGCTTGGTGCAGTATTTCCTTCACTATCTGTAGGTTTACATAATAAACTGTATATTTGACCCATACCGAATGGTGCTTTATATCCTGTAATGTTAATTCTAAAATGTATAAATTCTCCCCAGGGTATTATTATACTTCCATATAAAGGAACTAATTGTAAATTATATTTAACCTGTAGAGGTGTAACACTATCTATTGGAACAGCTCTCCATACTGCCTCTACAGGTATCTTCTGTAAACCATACTTTTCATCTATTCTAAAGAAACTATTTCCAAATGCTTGTAATTCGGTAACTATCTCTAACATTTTAACGTCTAAGTTGTTTTCATCACACCATTCTTTAATTATATCTAATGCTGTTTTACCATTAATCTTTAAATCATAAGTAGGATTAGCTGTTAAATAAAATCCTGTACTAACTACTTGATGAGCAAACATTATTATTCCTTCACGTAATACTGGGTCTTCCCAAAACGTAGTAACCATTTCTCTAAATGATGGAGTAACATATACACCTATTGCTTGTTCAACCTGTCCTAATACTGCTCTTCCAGTAGTAATTGTGGTAGGTATAGGTTCAGTAGGCGTACCCCATAATCTTTCTTTTAGCTTTGTAAATAATCCCTTCTTAACTTCTGTCCTCTTAACTATTTTATTTTCACTCATTTTCTTCTTCCTCTTTTAATCCTTTACCTATTTTACGTGTTAATCCACGTATTGGACACACTACACCTTTCTGTGTTAAACATTTAGTAAGTTGCACTAAATAATCCATTTCTTCTTTAAATTCTTGTATAGTGAAATCTTTATCTGTTCCACTTATATAATTTAACTTTTTATTTAATCCATTGTTTTCTATTAACAATATAACTTGCATTAATCCTATTTCTTCTAACTTATCTAACTTCTCTAATATTTTATTAGCTAACTCATTATCCATTTAAGCCACCCAATTTTTCCTCACTAAACTTGTTTCTCCACTATATTTAACTAGAATATTTAATGTTACATTCCATTGTCCATTTACACATACACTATCTATACTTTCTAATTCTATTGGAATATCAAGTAATGCCCAATTAACTAAGTATCCTTTATAATATTCCATACTTTCTTTACTTGGAAATATGTTACAGTCATCACATAAATAATACAGTGTTGTTTGGTTAGTACAGGGATTAAGTTTACTTCTTTGAGTTACACTTTCACTTTCTCTTAATGTTCTACCGCACCAGTCACAATTTTGGTGCATTACTATTCCTCTATTGCTTCAACAATTTTGTTATGAGAATATAATCCACTTAAAAGTTTCTTTTTTAATTGTTCCTTTATTTTATCTTGTTCTTCTTTACGTGTTTTCTCTATAGCTTCCTTTATTTTCTTATCTACACTATCTTGTGTCTCTTTAAGGCTTTTTTGTAGTTTATCTACTGCCTCTTGTAACTCTTTAATTTTATCTTCTGGTTTAGGTTCTACTTTTTGCTCTACTTTTTGTTCTACTGGTTTCTGTTCTACTTTCTGTTCTTGTGGTTTTTGTTCAGTAGTGCTTTCTTTCTTTTTTCCTTCTATCATACTAGCTGGTAAATTAGGAGGACTAGAAGGTAAAGGATTGAGTTTAGGTAAATTGGGACCTACATTTGGAGCTAGTTTTGGTTCTGTAGGAGGTACACTTGGTGGTGGTATTAACGTGCTTGTATCTGGATTAGGATTCATGCTTTTACCTAACATAACTTTTTTTTCTTCTTCTACTTGTTCTGGAGTTTTAGGAGATTGCATTGGTCCAACATTTTGTGGATTACTCGGTATTTCAGGTATTTGTTTCTTTTCAGGCTCAACATGTACTGATGTAGCTGGTTCTTGTGCTGTAGCTGCAACCGTATCTTTAGGTAATTCTATTGCTTCTCTTTTATGTTCTTCTACCCATTTCTTAGCTTGTTCTGGAGTATATTTATCTTTATCAAAAACAAACTTTTGCACTTCTGTTCCCACTTCACATTTTCCTCCTTTAAAGTGTCCTTTAGGACATCCCACTACTGCTTTAATTCCTTTAGTAATGTCTATATACCTGAAACTTTCACTATCAAAACTATCTGGGTCTTTAACTCTAACATGCACATAATCGCCTGTCTCTGGAACATCAACTTTAGCTTCTTCACCTACATCCTTTCTTTTCTTCTCTATTTTCCAATATAGATAACCACAGTATTTCCTTGCTCTCTCATCGCTTAATCCTTTATCTCTTTTTACATTAGCTACACAATCATCAAAGTCTTTATAGGGTCCTAATGGTTCACCTAGTTTCCTAAATGATGTAACAATTATTTCTTCTAATGATGGTAACTCACTATACTGTTGTGCTTCACTTTCATACAATTTAACTTCATCCATTATTTCTAATTCTCCCTCCATTAATGCTTTTTTACTTTCTAACAATTTAATTTCAGTATTTTTATCACCAGGATTCATTCCTTCAAGTAAATCTACTCTATCAAATACTAAACCTTTAAACTTTACACCTTCAGGTAAATGTTCCTCATCTCTCCAGTAATATTCTACACTAACATGTTTTATTTTTCCTTCTTTAATTTTCTGTATATATTCATCTGGTAAATATAGTAATGCTTCTACACTTTTAGTTTCTGGATTATACTGTGCATCTATAACTTGGTATGGTTTAGGCAGTACCATTTCTGGTATATGGTTTATTCCTATTTGTCTACGTGCTAAACTTCTAGCACTTTCTTTAAGTTCTTCCTCATCAAAAAGTCTATGTGTATAAACTGGGTCTTCACTATGATGTGTTGGTGTAGTTGTTTTAGCTGTAACAAAAACTAAATTCTTACGTGGTATATCATCTGGTATTTTTGCCCATGTGTATTTTGATTCTATTAATTTACTCATTATTTTTACCTCTCTATTTTACCAAGAGTGTTTAGTTCTCATAGAATCATTGTATCCACAACTTAAACATATTCCATCAGCATATATTCTAAAGTTTTTAACACTTGCTGTATTTGTTCCATCACTATGAGCATACAATTGTATTTTGTCTCCTGCTTTAAATTCTAAATCTTCACTATATGTAGTATAACTTGTTCCAGTAGTGCTTCTTTCAGTCCCTAATGCTACACCATTCTTATATATTCTACCATAAGCAGCTACACTAGCATTATTTGTTGCTAAATCAAATTTTACTCTAAGTTTTCCTATGTCTTTATCATTTATTTTAGGAGCATAATCAGCTACAGTTATTTCTTTAATTTTTGTATAAGATGCACTAGTTGTGTTTTGCGTACTGTCACTACTAGCTTTAAGGTTATCACTTGGTTTATGTACCATGTATGGGTCTGCACACACTACACATCTTGGGTCTAATATGTTTCCCATTATATTATCACACCTCTACAGTATATAATATAGTTTTTGGTATATATAAAGATTAGTACTAAAATATAGTACTTTTATTAGAAAATATTTATAAAAGATTTTCTGTTATTTACAGGTTATCCATGTTTTTATATCTTCTATTATTTCTAATATTCCTTTCCTCATTATTTGCTTCATTAACGGTGTCCTACATTGTTTATATCTTACATAATGATAAAATCCATCCTGTATAAAATCTACTAAATCAAATAATCTTCTCATTAAAAAACTTGTATTTCCTATACTATTCAATATATAATGAGTAAATTCATGTAGTAGTGTTACTGGTTCTAAATCTTTAATCCATATTACTCCATTATAATAGTATCCTTTAGCTGTATTGGATGGTTTCTGTAAACTTGAACCACTAAGTTTTCTATATTCATTAAAATCTTTAGTTACTTTAGGAAACAACTTCAATTAATTAATCTCCATTGTTTAATTCTTGTAATATTTCATTAACTATTTTATGAACGGCACATTCTTGACATATTCTATATGTTTGGTCTCCAAATACATCATAACATTCTTGACATATTTGTTTCTGTAACTGCTTTATTAACTCTTTAATTTTTCTTCTATTCATTTAAAGCCCTCCATTTCTGTTTAACTTGTATTTTTTTGTCATCTACACTAAAATTTAAATTAATAATTGTATTAAAATATGCTCCATCATAACCATATTTTTTATAAAGGTTTATTAATTCTAATTTTGTTAAAGTTAATATTTCTAATGCTTCTTGCATTAACTTCACTAAATCCTTATCTTCATTCATCTTCTCTATTTTTTCTAATCTATTCATTTTTAATTTTCCTCCAACTAACCTGTATTATATTACAGTTAGGACACATGACTCTTAAATATTTCACTACTTCTGGTGAATCTTCAAAATAAACATTAATATTATATTTGTTTATAATATGAGCCTTTAATTTTGCTTGTGTTTCAAACCAACTATGTAACTTATTCTTTTCAATATTTGTAGGTTCTATATGATTTAATATTATAAGTTTACATGTTGGAAAGTATTTAGTTACAAACCATCGTGTGATAGATTCGTATTTTTTAGACCTGCCTGTTATAATATATAAAGTGTCATTTTCTGCAATAAAATCTAAAGGATTTAATTGTAATGTTCTGGATGTATAATAAAAATAGGCTATTTCATCTCTAACTTTTCTATTTAAGTTTAATCTATCAAGTAATCTTAAAATAGCTATATCTTGGCTTACTATTACACCATCTAAATCAAAACCTATATTCATCCATATTCACCACATTCTATTTTCTGTCTTATTCTTTCTTCTCTAGCACTAGTATAATCATCTTCTTCATTATAAACTTTATTACTTTCCCCTTTAAGCCTTCTATATGTACTCCAAAATATTCCTGTCCATCCATACTGTTTTAACCTTTCATTCCATATTGGTCTATTCACTTTATTCCAAAATCCAGCTAAAGCATAAGTGTAACACCATTTAGCATAAGCTTGTATTTTACTTTTAGTCATTCTAGTCATTCCTTTAAGTGTTTTCATTAACATTACATTTTCACATTCTGGACATTTTAACCTGTAATCTTTACTATCTATTAAAATAAACGTATCTAGTCTACCATAATATAAACAGAATGGACAATAAACTTTAGTGTTATAGTTTACCTGTTTCTTTTTAACTGGTTTTTTAGTTCCGTCTAAAGTTGTTTGCTGTTGGTCCTGTTTTATTTTTTCTAATATTTTATACTTCATAATATTATACCTTCTGGATATAATTACAATTTAAATTTGTACAACATAACGTTTTACGTATAAGTCTTAATGGATGTCCACATTTAGGACAAGTAGGTATTTTAATTTGTTCTTGTTTAACTTCTATTTTTTCATTATTTATTCTTTTCATAGCTATTTCAATATATTCTTTATTTAATTCTATACCTATAAAATGTCTATGTAAGTTTTTAGCTACTACAGCTGTTGTTCCACTTCCTATAAATGGGTCTAATACTATACCTGTTCCAACTGGACATGTAGCCAGTACAGGTTTTATACATAATTGTTCAGGATATGTAGCACTATGTTTTATTCCCCTATAAAAACTACTACTTGTAGGTATACTCCACATATCCCCAACATTTTTTCCTAAAGGATGCATTTTTAAATATTTAGGTTTATGTAATCCTGTTATGGTTCTACTAGCACTATGTTCACTATAACCCTTCTTTTGTGCTTCCATTTTCATTTTAGCTTCTTGAGCCTCTTTTTCTTTTATAGAAATATTAACTATTGCATATTTATATCTTTCTTTACTCGCTTCTTCATATGGTTCTCTAATACTGTCTAAATCATAATAATACTTGTCCTGTTTAACTAAATGATATAAATATTCCCATGTTACTCTTAACCTGTCTTTTACACTATCTGGTACGGCATTAGTTTTATACCATATTACCTTATTTCTTAATATCCATCCTTGCTCATCTTGTAATCTTGTAATTATTCTTTCTGGAATACATAATAATTGTTTAGATTGTAACCAGTTAGACTTAAATAATTCTCTTAATTGATTTCCTATTGGTAATCCTACTTTTTGTGCATGTTGAGTAAATTGTTCTGTAGAACCAGCATAATTACTTCCACTTTTAGTGTAATAACAATCTCCAATATTAATCCACATGCTGCCCTCATTCTTTAATATTGGTTTTAGTAGTTTACATAAATATACCATGTGGTCTACGTATTGTTGTGGATGCTGTTCTAGTCCAAATTGTCCTTTCCATCCATCTATTTCTACATCTTCTATTTTATAATATCTTAAACTCCAATATGGAGGACTAAACATTATACAATCTACACTTTGAGGAGGAAACTCTTTCAATACTTCAAAAGTATTTCCTTGTATTATAGTGTCTAATACTTGTTTAATATCTATCATTGTTTATTCCTATCAGTTACTGTTATTAAAACAAAATCTGCATGTCCAGTTACTACATGTTTTCTTTGATATATTCTATAAAAGTTAACTATTATATCTGGTAAATTAACAATGTAAGTATCTCTTGTTTCTAATATTTCAGTAGTAAATTCTTTAGGTATTCCTTTACTTTCCCATTCTGGTATAGCTATAGGACTTATCCCTATAGTGCAATAATCTAACATATAAATATAAATAAACTTTTCTTTCCAGTATTTCTCATTTATTAATTGTTTGTCAATTGTTACTAAAAATCCCATTATAATTAACCTCTTTTATGTTAGTTAAAATATAAAAATATGGATGTTTGTTTTATTCTACCCATCCACTTATTTCTACTTCTTCCTCTTGTTGTTTATTAGTTGTTTCTCTAGGTATTGTTAATCCCACTAAAGGGTATATTGCTTGTACATCAACTATTACATCAGCATCAACCAGTTCTCCATTTTCATCTCTACTTTTATAACGTCTAGTTCTTCCAAACACTAACACTTCACTAGCTTCTGCAAAGTCAATAGTTAAATGGTCAGGTATTAAACATCTTATACTCACTGTTTCATCTTCACTATCCATTAGTCCCATCCATATACTTCCATAAGTTGTTGGTTTATCAATATTTATCCAACTAACTATTCCACGTATTAATACTCGTCTATCCCATGCTTCTTTTACATGTTCATGATATTGTTCTATTTCTGACATTTTAGTTAAATGGTTCTCTGCATAATCCATCACTATTTTATCTACATCTATATCCTCTTTTACTGGTCTAAATACTGTCTTAGTGTTTTCAGCTGTACTACTGTTTACTTTCATTTCATCTTTATTATCTTCCTTTATTATTCCATAAGTAGTGCATGGTATATAAAACTTAACATTACTCCATGCTTTCGCCAGTATATTGTCTTCTGTATGTATTGTTGTAAACTTAAATGGTTCCTCACTATTTGTTTTCTTAAAGAATCCTAGTAAAGTTCTACTTCTTATATATAAGTTAGGGTCTAAAGGTTCTAAGTATTTAGGGTTAGGTCTACCATATATTTGTTCTCTAGTATCTAATATTTGTCCTGCTTGGTTAACTAACTGTTCTTCTATAGCTGCCTCTACACCATGTTCTTCAATATACCTTTTAGCTTTCTGTCTAATCTGTTCTGCTTTATCTATTAATCCCATATCACCAATTAAGAAACCTATTATTTGTTCTGCTTTCTGTTTAGTACTCATCACTTTCTGGAATTGTACTTGTTTTCTATATTTATTCATTAAAGCGTTAACAGCTAATCTCTGGTTAGGATATTGTGTCATTAATTCATCTAATTCTTTAAGTAAAGTTTCTATTGGAACATTATTTCTTTTAGCAAGTTCTATTAGTCGTTTATCTGTTTCTTCTAACACTATTTTCTTTTTGTTCATAATTTTCCCTCCTTTTTAAGTTTATCAATAAAATCTTGTTTCATACACTCCAATAGTTCATCATCAACTCGTTTCTCGTATTCTTTAAGTTTTTGTTCTATTCTTTCTTTAATTAAGTTATAGATGTCCTCGCCTAACAGTTGGTAAAACTCTATAAAAGGTATCTTATTACCACTTGTGTCTATAAATGAATCTTCTACTAACATCTGTGCGTATCTTTCACGTTTTCTATATATTTTTTTTAATATTTCTTCCATATATTTTTCCTCCTTTTCAACTATTCAACATCAACTATTTAAACTTTATTTCTTCACAGTTTAAGTTCTTTTTCCTTTTCAACATTATATTTCCAAGTGTTCTTTCCATATTCTGTAATTATTAATCCAATAGTAGTTAACAAGTCGTAGTAACTCCACGTAGTTTCCTCTTTAACTCCATAATCAAAAGTAAACTCTGCAATAATCCTTTCCAAATCATCTTCTGAACCTTCACCTTTCTCTCTAAGCCTATAAGCTAACTCAATAATACGCTTCTTCCTACCCTTCAAATTACTACCAAACATACTTAATCACCTCACCATTAAATAAAAAACCACAATTTTTACATTTATATCTCTGTAATATTCTACCACTTAATATTGTCTTACCACATCTCCAAACATCAACACTTCCACATCGTTTACACTTAACTAATCCATTTCTCACATCCCTATTCAACCCCTGCCTTTCTTTCCCCTCTGCTTGTGTGTGTCTGTGTTTCTGTGTTACACTCTGTGTAAAATGATTATTCATTTAACATTCTCTCCTAACACTTCTATTAATAGTTCCTTACCTTGTTTATGCAAATTTTTAATATTTTGTAGTTCCTTACCATTTATAGGTTTACTAAATATATCTGGACATTTAGTTAATATTGTTTTAGCTGTTTTGGGTCCAATAGTTGGAATAACCTGTAACATTTCCAATTTAATATCTTGTATAGTTTTTTGTTTCTTAACTGGTGCTGGTAAAAATGTAACTTTATTAGTACCAGTCTTAATATATAATGATTTAATCCATTCTACAGTTTCTAAATAATTATAACTATATAATATTGGTATTTTAAACTTAGTTATAATTGTACTTAATATCCCCTTAATAATATTATCTTGTCCAGTTAACCCAGTCCAATTCTCAACAAGTAATAATGGATGTTTATACGTGTTTTTTAAAGTGTCTAGTTGAACCCATAATCTTCTATCAAAAGTACTACTTAATAAATCTTGTAAAGTTTTCCTTTCAATAGCAACACCATTAAACACGTAATCACCACTATCTAAACGTCTAACTTCTACACTTAACTGTTTACGTTTTAACTCATCAATAATTTGTTGTGGTTCATGCACGTCACAATATATCATTTATTTAACACTATCCATAAGACCATTTTTACATAATACAAATTCAACTGTTCCTCTATCAATATAACTAGAATCAAACAAAACAGCAGTCCATAATTCAGTTTTTACCTGATTAAGTCCTAACCAGATATTAACACTATGCAATACATAATCTCCACCTATTGGATAAAATTCTTGCCCAAACTTTACTTTAGCTTGTAATCCTTGGTCTGGTCTAGGAGGTGCTATAGCTTGAAATGTTAAATACCAACATAAATTATACTTTGCTGTTAAATATTCTATTAAAGTAAAATGCTCACCAAACTCACGTGTTCTAAGAGGCAACATTTCAGTTCTACTCCATCCAGCACGAAACTTAGCATTAAAACTGTCCACTACTATAAGTTTAATGTTTTCTCCTCTTTCTAATGCTTTCTGTATAATTTTATACTGTAAATATTGAGCCTTCGCTGTGGGAATTTGGTCTGCTGGACATACGTAAAGTTTACTCCAGTCTATATTCTTTATTCCTTTACCATTAGCTATTTCCTGTAAACGTTCTAAATGAAACGTGTCTGGTTCTGTTTCTATAAATACACTACTATAACCTTTACTTAAACAATCAACAACTAACTCAAAACCTATCTGTGTTTTACCAGTAGCAAATCTACCTACAGTACCATATATTGTTCCAGTTTTAAATCCTCCATCAAGTAATTTGTTTAAGTTTTCACTTCCACTAGTAAATATTATAGTTTTATCATTCTTTTCTTTAGTGTAATCAGTAGCATTCTGCAACTTCATTTTAGCACTAACTTTATCTAAAGCATCATCAATCCACACTTTAGCCTGTGCATAACCAATACCCATTACAGCACTAAGTTCATCTGCTCTAGTAGTAGCAATATCAATAAGAGTTAAGTATCCTTTCTCTCTAAGTTTTTCAGCAGTTTTTGGTCCGACTCCACTTAACTGTGTAATATCATACTCTTGTTCATTAGTAACTTCACTATTCATTTCTTCAGGAGTTTTACTATCTATATGTTTTTCTTTCTTTAATAATTCTTTATCTAACTTAATTTGTTTAGGTTCACTCATTTATTAATCCTTTTCTTTTTCTTTCCATTCTTTAGGAATCGTTTTTACATTAGACCTTTCCCATATTCTCCAGTTTTCCCAACATTGTTCTTGTATAAAAGGGTAACCATTAACACATCTATGTGTGTATTCTCCATAATAAACTAATTGGGTACATTCTTCAAAATGCTTACATTTCTTTTTATCACTCATACTTGTACACCTTTCACATTAACTTCTAATTCAAAATCTAACGTAGTTTCACTATAAAATTGTTCACGTAGTTTACGTATATATTTTATTAAGTTTTCTAAATCTATACTATCATACACTTCTTCTATTCTTATTTTAACTTTCATTTATTAATTCCTCCTTCTCTATAATCTTTCAATAACTTAGCCAACTTTAACATGTCATCATTTTTAAATTGGTCCTCTAAACCTTTAACATTACTAACCATACTTGTAATCAATATATTATATGCTGTTTTAAGTCCATCTTCAAATCCTCTCTGGTATTCTTTAAGTAACATTTGTTGTATAGCAATATTACTTTGTAATCTTATATTTACTGGAGGTAATTCTACATCACTATACACTTTATTCTCTAAACTAAGTCCCAACTTAATAAGTTCAGTAATCTTTTCAACTACGGCACCACTAACCTCTCCACTACTAGCTAAACCAATAATATCTTCTATTTGCTGCAAGTGTTTAACACGCTGTTGCTGTAAAGTTTTATACTGTTCTCCTCCATGACATTCTGGACATAACAACTCTAAATTTTCTACACTATTATTACTAGCATCACCATCTTTATGATGTTTATGAAATCCCAGTTCTAAACTTCTACCACACTTACTACATAAACCATTCTGTCTTTCATAAACAATATCTGTAACCCACTTCTTGAAATCTTTACGTTCCATTACTATCATTCACCTCTTTTTAGCAATCTTCCTCGTCTTCGAATAGATAACCACATTCTGGACACCAATAGTCACCTTCTTCTGTTTCCTCCGGGTTTCGCATTTTTTGACCACAATCAGGGCACTTCATTTTGCTTAGCCTCTTTCAACAACTTTTCAACTTTCAACTTCTCTTCCTTTGTAAAAGAACGTAGAGTAAAGAAATAGGGATGCGGTTGTTCATCGTCAACAGGTTCTATGTGGGTAACCCAAAAATCTCGTAATTGTTGTAGTTTCTGTTTCAACTCCAAAAGTTCTTTTTGTGCATCCTCAAGCCACACAGCATATCGTTCTTCTAAACAAGTTTTTCCAATTGAATCCCATTTTATGCATGTCTTAAAAGCTCTTTTCCTCAAATTACTCATTTTGATTCCTCCATCATTTTCATTAAAATCCTTTCTACTCGTTTTCCAAACGCAGGTTTTGCTGGTCGCTTTAAAGTTTCTTCAATGCATTCCTCATAGTCTGGACATTGTGGACAAGCATCACTCATATTAGCGTCTCCGAAACAGGGCAATCTCTTTAAAGTTTTTGCTTTTTCTTTCAAACTACTCATGATTATTCCTCAAATTCTTTTAGATTAATCCTCTCCAATCCTCTCCTCTACGCTCCTATCCCTTCCCATCCTTTATCCATTTAATAATCATTACTAAAATATAAACTTTATTTTCCATTTTATTCCTCATATTCGATTGCATACCGACACTTGCTGTTAGGACAAAACACAAATATTATTCCTGCAGATGTCTGTAAAGCATTAACAATTTTAAGTTTACTTCCACATTTAGGACATACTGTAGGAATATTAGATATTGGTTCATTATCTTCTACCCATCCTTTCACACGTATCTTTTTAGGTTTTTCTTTATTATTTACCATTCCATTCCACTCCTGTCCAATCCGTTACAGTCCACTCCACTCCCATCCTTTCCACTCCCTTAAATATAACGTCTTGTTTTTGCTTCGTAAGGTTGTAATTTTTTATACACTTGTTCAAGCACTTCAACATCTTTAATATTATGTTTCAATATATATTGTAATGCTTGTTCATTTCCGCAATTAGCCATTACCCAAATTCTAGGATTAAGATGTGTTTTACCTTTAATACCTAATAAATCAGCTACACTTTCTAATCTATTTCTATGTATCCTTAACACTCTTCTAGCTAAATAGTATAAATCTCTATGTTCAATAACTCCGTAAGGTATAAATTCTATTTTATGATATAATGCTCTTGCTCTAGCAAAAGGTATATCAAATCTTGTTCCATAATAAGTGTATATTCTCTTATAATTCTGTAAAGCATTAACTAACTCTTGCACTACTCGTTTATCTAACACTCCATTCCTCATTTCATCACTACTAATTATAGAATGACACACTTCATTTTTATTAGCTGTTTTTATAGCCCAACTATACATATAATTAAAGTCTCCTTGTAACCCACTACTTTCAATATCTAAAAATCCTGCTGGTCCTTCCCCTGTTGGAATAAACTTTACTCCTAAACGTCTTGCTCTATGTTCAATACTATCTATAGTTCTATTCTCTAGATGTAACTTTACTTTAGTTCCCATAATAGGGTATAATTTACGAATTACATCATCTTCTTGTTTAGTCCACTTCATCTAATCACCTAAATAAAACCAATCCGTTCCTTTCCATTCTTATCCTATCCAGTCCAGTCCATTCTTTCATTATAATAAAAAATGGAATTTTATTGTTCTTCAAACTGTACAACTTCAAACCTACCGTACCTTCCACCTTTACGTGGACTCCAATCTCCTAAACCATTAAACGTTCCAGCATAATCTAATGCTTCACGTATTATTTCACCAGTTAATTCTTTAGGATTTAATGAAATCACAGTAAACGTTAATTCCCATTCCTTCAACATGGGTCTTTTCTTTGTAATTCTGCTTTTATCTATAACCACTTGACTTTCAAATATTTCCCAGTTTTGGTTCTTATGCACTATTTCTTCTGGTTCTATTTCTAAATATGCGTTAACTAACATACCGTTTTTTCTATGTATTTTATAAGCACTATCTTTAATCATTTGTATAATATGTAATGCTGGTTGTATCAATTGTCCCTTTTTATTTAAATATAACATAGCTTCTACTGGCACTTCTTTACCGCCTTTAGGCACGTTCATACTTGCTGGATTATTAAATATTAACGGTTTAGTTCCTCGTATCGTAACAGTCCACTTCTTATAATCTTTATTATTCAATTATTTCACCTCCATTCCTTTCCTGTCCAATCCATTCCTTTCCAATCCAATCCATTCCCATTCGCTCCTGTCCACTCCTGCCCGCTCCATCCCAATTTCATAATTACTAATAACAATCAAATATATAAAGTTTATTTTATTTGTAATAATTCATAACCTCTGCCGAGTATTTGCTCAATTTTGCTCTTGTATACGCCCCAACATTCTATGCAAATCGTTACGTGTGGTCTCTTAAATGGAATATCAAGCATATCCAGTAAATCCCTATTGGTGCTTCTAAAAAACACGTATTGTTGCTGTGATAGTAACATTCTATAACATATTCTACACCAAATAGGTCTACCTTTACCTTTAACTATTTTAATTTTAGGTTCAACATATTTAATGTTTAAATCAATCATTATTATCCCTTAACCAGTAATTCCACATTAACAATATAAAACCTAACATAACTAGTGTAAGTCCAATCCATTCACCTTGTGGTTTTAATATTTCAGCATATCCTCCTTTCTTATATAACTCGTCAGCTATAGCATGTAACGTTATACCATAACCTATTAGAAAAAACACTTGTCCTAAAACTTTCTTTATATTCATTTCTTTTTATCCTCTTTAAGTTTTTGTCTTTTAGCTAACCTATCTAATTCTTTCTTTACATTTACTTGAAATATACTTTCATCTACTTTATAAATTTTATTTCTATTCCTCTGTAACTCCATTCTAGCTTTATTCTTACATATTTGACATAAATTTCTACCTAAAGTATCCACTTCACCTGTCTTTAATTTATGTCTCCATATAGGTTTACCACATGATACACAATACAATAATTCCTTCATTTCTTATTCACTTCATTATAATAAAGCATTATAGCATAACCTAATATAGATAACAACATTAAGACTAGTATTAACATTTGTTCTGTAGTCATTGTTTCACTACACCTCTAGCCTTCATAACTGTTAATTCGTAAGTCCACCATTGACACACTTTACTACACTCTGTTTGTCTACTTATACAATTTTTAGCTAAACACTCCATATATATTCTTCCTTTATTCATTCTTTACTGTTTCTTTCCAAAATAAAATGTCCATGCCATTGTTGTTAATGGAAAAGTAAACTTTAACGTTTCTACACATGTATCTATCATTTGTTTATTGTTTGTTAATGCTCCCACAGCTATAAACACTATATTTAATATTGTTATCCCTGAACTTATTAAAGCAAGTATAAATGGTTTATCTGTTTCTTTCACTTCTATTTTTTCTCCCATAACATCACCTCTTATTCATATAATAGAATCTACCTTTCCTTTTAAATAAGTAACACCATACATTTAACAGTTTAGTTATAAAGTTTCCCACTTTACATGGACTAGGTACAGGTATAGGATTAGGTGGTTCTGTATCTGGTATTAATTCATACATTTCATCATCTATATTACATTCTCCATATTTTATATATGCATAACCATTTAGTCCCCAGTTTGTTCCCCAACTGTTCTTTAATAACCATGCTTGTAAAGTATCATTATATCCGCATACACATATTGCATGGTATCCTAATAATGAATCATTATTTAATTTATGATATACTCCTCCTTTATAGTTAATAAATGATTGGTATACAGTCATAGTAGTAACTAAACATTTACTCTTTAACAAAGTTTTCATTTCTTCTATATTCTTTATTGTTCTCCATTGTTTAAGTTTTTTTCCATTAACATACCAGTCTTTACATACGTCACTACATAAATGGTCTACTCCATCATAAGGACAACAATCTTCTAATGCTACACCATAATCTTTAGCTGTATTAAACACTCTATCCATAGTATTTCCAGTTTCACATGTTCCTCCACTACAACTAAACAAGTGTCTTTCACTTAAATCCCATATTTGATTAAATTCTACTACCATATTTTGTTCCCATGCTGCAATAGTTCCAAAAGCAGTACAGCTACCACATTGTAACTGATTTCTAACTGGAGTACAAGTGTCTCTTAAATCACTACTCATTTCTTTACACCACTAGCTATTTTCTTTTGTATTTTAGGATTATAATAAGAAGGCGTAGTATTTCCCAATTCATAATCAGCTGTCCATTCTATAACATCTATTGGTACATCATCTACATAATCAGGTAATATCTCATTAGTTTTTAGTTTTTCTAATGGTAACTTCTTTTTAACATAAACTATTATTGCTTGTCTACCTGTCCTTTTACCTTTAGTTATTTCTTCTCCTACATTAATATTTAAAACATTATTGAATTGTCTTAAGAAAGTAAAGTGTTTATCTAAGATTTCATGTATGTTCATTTTTTCTGTACCCTCACTACTTTATACATACTATTAAACAATATAAATGTCATTATTGGAAACAGTAACAATACTATCATACAAGCATTATAGAAACTTGTAACTCTAAAAAATTCATGTCCTAAAACATATTCAAATATCCATCCATCTATATAATCATTATTACCATATTTCCATACGTAATATGCTCCACATAAATCTAATTGCCATAAAAACCAATAGTATAATAAGAATAGTGGACCCCACAAATAAAGTTTCCAATCTTTAGTTTTCTGTTTTATTTTCTTTGCTGTAATCATATTAAATCACTTTACATAGATAGTTAAACCAGTATTTAAACTTTATTTTTTGTTCCAATAAACTCCTTTCCAGTCCTTTCCATTCCCCTACTATCCTCTCCTATCAACTCCGCTCCAGTCCGCTCTATCTCTTATATTTATAATAACTAACATTTAAAGTTTATTCTTTCCTAAATATATTCTTCCATAACTAGGCTTATATTCATAGTCATAAATAGCTAACGCTAGAGAATCCACATAATCATCTCCAACTTTCATTCCTCTCTTATAAGTTGTTAGCTGTTTTATTAATTCTACTTCATGTTGAGGTATCAATATATTATGTTCCCTTATTAGTTTCTGTAATTGTCCTAACATTAACTCTTTATGAAATGTGCAGTCTATAAACACTATTTTTCTAGTTTTAGTCTTTAATATATTCATGTATTCTGGAGGTTTATTATCTGCTTTAACTATAGTTGGATTCCACTTGCGTATTTCTACTAAGATTTCATCACTAACTAATTCTGGAGGTAACTTCCACTTTTTAATATTTAATATTTTACTTTTTATTCTTCCTACACGTTCTATAACAGTTAATATTGTACTACTTTCTATTTCTCCAAAATCTATACCTATCTCTATTGTGCCTCCTTCTCTAACTATTGGACTTTCAGTTACACACTTGTTAATATGTGTCCTACTAAAGAATCCTCTTTCCTGTATAGTTGGAGGTCTACCTAAAACTTCTACAGCATACTTTTCACTACTCATTTCTTTCTTTTTAGTTTCTAATATTGTCTTATCATGCCAGGGTAAACTCTCTGCACTCCACATGTGTACTTTAAATCCACTATTTTCATCTGTTGCCCATCTAGTAAACAAGTTGTCTTTATGTGGTGTACTTAACAGTATAAACTTACTTATTGGACCACTTAAATTACCTAATGCTGTTAATATAACATCATCTTTACATTCACACGCTTCATCTATAAACACTACATCAGCTGGTAAACCTCTAATCTGTTTATCTGTAGCTCCTTTAACATAAACTATACTTCCTTTTTTAGATTCAAATCCTCTTAAGGGAACTAAACTATATACTCCTTGTGCTACTATTTCATCTGTAAATTCTGGATGTCTCTTAAATATTTCTCTTATATGAAAATACAATATGTTTTCTTGAGCACTAATTAATAATACTTTTATTGGTTTTTCATATTCAAATACATACCATAATACAGCTACAGCACAAGTTAAAGTTTTTCCTGATTGACGACCAGCACTAATTATTATTTTCTTATTATTCATATCTGTTAAAGTTTTCAGTAATTCAGTTTGGTCTTTAGTAGGTTTTAATCCTGTCAAGTATTCAAAGTAATCTTCTATATTAACCCATCTACTCATGTACAATCACATGTTATATTCATATTTTTGAAATCTTTATATAATTCTTCACTTTTCTGCAATTCTACTATTTTTAATTCTTTAAGTAAGTATGGACACCTTTCACATTTCCAATTACATATTGGACTATATTTACATACAAACACTACTTTATCCATTTTTCATCAACCTATACCATTCACATACATTACGTATTGCTTGTGGACATTTCTTACAGTATCTAATATCTTCTGGAATATTTAAAGGTTCTTCTCCAGTAAAAGTTTTCGCTACATGCTTAATCCATGTTTCAATATCATCATCATATTGTACACTATATCTTTTTAACAATTCACCTGTTTTTTGACTGTATATTTCTACTATACCATACTTCCATAATGGAAAACCTATTTCCTCTAATTTTTCTTTAAGTAACCACATATACAATTGTAGTTGTTTCATAGCACAATATATTTCTCTCCTAATCATTTTACGACCAGTAGTTTTAAGCTCTAATAATACAGTATATTTTTTGTTATCTTTCTTATTTATTATTGTTCTTAAATCATCTGGTTTACCTCTAATTATTATATTAGTATTCGGTACTTGTTTCTCAAATACTTTTAATGGTGTCCATCCTAACTTATACTTTACTAATGTCCTATCAAATCCTACATTATACATCATATATTCATATTGTTGATGTAACTTTATTCCTTTAACTACTGCACCTTTCTCTTTACTATATATTACTGGGTTATTAAATAACTGGATTTTACTTCTTTTGGGACAGAATAAATAAGTTGCTAGTCCACTTACACGTAAATATACTGTTTTATTTTCTGGTATTACATACATAAAAATTACCTACATAAAAATTTAATACATAAAAAAATAGGGTATATTATAGAAGCTAATTAATTGTTTAGCTTCCTGCCCACTGCATAGCTCCTTCAAACAGTATACTTGCTCCGTATCGTATTGTGCCTATGAATCCATATTCGTTCCACACAGGGAACAAAACTGGTTCTATCTTTAATGCTCTACGTAGTACCATTCCTATACACTTGTCACTATTTAATGCTACCATTGTCCTTGATGGAAGTAAACCATGCTTTATAATTGTTGTTCCTAATGCTAATCGTATAACTCCTTGTCTAACTGGGTCTGTACTTCCCTCATACAACACGTTAGTTAATTGTATGATGTTAAGTAGTTCCCAATATAGGTCTGGACTAACTAACACTATATCTGCTGGTCCATAAGTAACTTTACCAGTACTTGTTGAAGCACTAACTGTAACAGCTATTGCACTTGCTCCTGGATTAATATATAGTGTTCCGCTTGCTGGTACTGCTGCATGTGAACCTCCATGTAATATTACAATTTCTGTACTTGAGTTTACTTGGAATAAGTATCCTACTACATTTGATGCGTTAGTATCATTACTTGTTGAAACTTTAGTTTTCAGATATGAGTTACTTATTGATGTGCTGCCTATTGTAACGACATATCTGTCAAATCCACTATCTACATCCCCAACTGTACTTAGAAATTCAGTCCATGTTATAGGTGAACTAATACTTCTTTTAGCTCCATAAGGCATAAGCCATGCATAATTGTTCGCTACGTCTTTAACTTTACCTATAAGGTCATTTTGCATTTTAACTGCAATAGCATGTCCTAGTCCTTCCATCATTTCTGCTTGTACATCAAATGTAACATCTTCCATTAGAGCACGTGTCCAAGTGACTTTTCCACCTTTTTCTGATTCAGGTGTACTTAAGTCAATTGTCACGTAATCTATTTTCTTCTCTGTATGTGGAAGTTGTCCAGCATTAATTTCAGCTACTGCTTCCATATATTCAACTTTAGGTATTTTAAACACTACAGCGTCTGTAGCGTATCTCTTTATCCATGAATCATCCATGTATCGTGTAAAACCTCTAACTACAGCATTAAAGATTTCAAGTGTAGCAGCAACTTGTGTTTGCACTCCTGCTCCAGTCGTATCTCCTACTGTTTGACCTCTCAAAGCACCCATTTCTATTTCGCCTTCAGCAAGTTTCTTTTCATAGTTCTTTATCCATGCTTGTATGAATGGATGTCCCTCTGCAGTCTTTAGAAAGTCTTTAACTTCTTTATCTTCTAGTTTTGCTTCTAGGAGCTTCTTTTTACTATTCATTCATAATCACCTTTAATTAAATTATAATACCTATTCCTTAAATATAGATAGGATTTCATAGTTGCTCTATAATATATAATGTGTTTTTCGTATATAAATAGTTTAGTACTAAATTATACTAAAATTATATTGGTGTCATTTTAACTATTATGCTTACTTCACTATATCTTACCATGTCTATTTTCCAATTGTTTTCTTCACATGCTAACTTAAATGTATCAATAGTGCATGGTATTATATGTCCATATTTACTTGCATTCTCTCCAAACCATGTTGTTCTAACCCATACTTTATTAATGTTTGGTGTAGTTATTATTACCCAGTCTTTACTTATTCTAAAACATTCTTTAAGAAACTTAAATGGATTCTTTAAATGTTCTATTAACTCTATTGCTACTACTCCATCAAATTCTTTATCTTTAAATGGAAAGTCTTTATTTAAATCGTAAACTATGTTATCATTAAAGTTTTTTATATCTACTCTTGTAATGTCATAATCTTTCTTTATCCACCTGAATGCTCCACATCCTAAATCAACTATTCTTTGTGGTTTATCAGGTAACAGTTTAGCAACTACATTAAATACATCATCTACGTGTCCTCCATCTGAATCACGTAATATTTTAATAGTTGAACTCAAAGTAATTACCTGTTTTAGGGTTTACAGTCCAAGGTTTAATGTCCTGTATTGTTTTTATATATTCATGATGCATTTTAACTCTACAATCTAATAAACATAAATAACCAAGTTTTCTTGCAGCTAAACAGTATCCGTAATCTTCACTACTTGAATATTCTATATGTATAGGATAAAAGTTTAGTCTTGTATCTTGTATTATTTGTTTAGGTATTAACATGGCTCCTCCACTAATCATTACTGGAAAGTCTAATGGGTAATTAGGTATTTTCTTTAATAAGTATTTTCCTCTTTCTAATGTTCCCCATTTACATGCTAAAAATATTCCATCAGGATAGACCCTGCTATTACCAGTAATAAATATTTTACCATTTCTTCTTGCTAACCATAACCCACTTGATACTTGAGGACACCATACTACCCCATTATAATAGATATTCCATATTGTTGCTCTTTGTAAACCTTTTATCTGTTTTTTATTTATACTACAAATCGTATTATTTTTTTGTCCAACGCTACTGTACCCTAGTCGTATTGTTAATGATTGATAAAAATCTACATATTCTGTCTTTCCAACAATTCTATATTGCTCATTATCTTTCCAACCATCACCTAAAATTATTCCTTTCAATAATGCTTTTAATGAAGTTCTATCCCATTCATTTAATATATTATAATTAGGTTTTTTATTTGGAAATATATTGCGTATCCATTTAACATTATCGTCTTTAGCTGATAAATAAAATTCAAATTCTGTTCTTAAATTATCACCATGAAATCTTTGTCTTTTATGAATTATGTATTTAATATTTAAATTATCTAATAGAAACTTTATTCTTTTTACTTTTTCTGGATGAGGTTCTAATGTTTGGTATATGCTTATACCGTTACGATAATTTGTAGAATATATATATCCATCAGTTAATACCCATCCGCATAATTCAGCTAAATATTTGTTTATTCTCGTCTTTCCATATTTGTTTTTTGCCCCAATTCTTATTCTATCTGATTTAGTAATGTTTTCTGCTTTTTTAATTCTCCATTCAAATCTGTCTTTCTGTTTATGTCCTTTTATCCTATGTAAATAATAAAAATTATGATTAGGAGTTAATAACATATCTATTGAATCTTTTGCTATAATTTTTATCATACGACCGTTATAGTGTGTCCTGTATAAATTCTCTATTTTTTCATATTGTAATTTACCATTTTTATAAATCAGTATTAAATCATTTGAAGTTAATTCTGTTCCTTTTTTCCATCCATTTAAAGTTAATGCTTCCGTATTTTCATCTACACAATATGGTGCTCCTACTAAATAGTTATCTGGATGTTCTGTTAATAAATCAAACATGTTAGATGTTAAAGGGTAGTTGTCATCATCATTAAACCATATGTAATCATAATTATGTTTTCTAGCGTACTCTAGCCCTGCCTGTCTAATTATTGCTATTGTATTATATGGATATTCTAATTTCTTTACTGCATCTTTACAGAATGGTATATTAATTATTTTGTACGGTGTAACTTTATAGTTTCTATGAATATACAACAAGTCGTTAAATGGATAATAGTCAGTACTAACAAATAATGTAAAACTGGGTTTAGGGTTTAATTGTTCTAAATAATAAAATAATCGTCCCAAAAATTTCTTAGAGTTATATGTTGTTATACATAGTAAAATATTCATTTATGTCATAGACCATTCTATAGTATAAAATAACGTATCTTCCTCTTGTTCTTCTTCTTCCTCTTCCTCTTCTTGCTCTTCTTCATCTTTCTCTAATTCATCATGTGCAACATCAACTAATGTTTCATAACAATCTATACAGTAATAACGTATAGTCATAGTTAATCCTCCAGTTGGTAATTCAACTGTTACAGCTATAGGGAATAAAAAGTTAGTTTGTTTTTCACAACTGTCACATTTACCATTCTCTAATCCCATAATATTCACCTATACTTTTTCTTTTCTTCTTTCTCTGGAGTTCCTCCATACTTAGCCAGTAACAGTTTTTCTCTTTCCTTCTTCCATTTTTCTCTTTCTTCATTACACTTCTCAAATGTCCAATTACTATCATATATGAATTGGTAGAAGTTGTCATCTATTAGTTTATATATTCTGTTTATAGGTACAAACCAGGCTAAATGTGTTATTGGGTCTGGCATAAATCCAGCTATACTTACTGCTACACGCGCTGGCATACCTAGAAATTCATATTCTTGTCTTTCTGAACTATACCTAAATATTGCTCCTCCACTATTTCCAAATATTATAGGTGCATTACTCATCCAATATTCTACTCCTTCATCTATTAGTTCATTCATAAAGTTTATTATTCCACTTGTAGCTACTGGTTCATGTCCTAATGCTGCTCCTACTGCATATACTGGGTCAAACACGTGTATTTCACTATAATGGTCTTTAGGGAACAGTTTTGCTACATAATCTATTTTAGCGTTACGTCTTAATTCTAATAATGCTATATCTTCATCTGTATTATATGCTACTATATCTGCTTTAGTACTACCACTTACTCCTTGACATATACTATACTTGTCATAATAGAAAAATTCTACTTCACATGGTATACGTGTTTCTTTCTTAATATCATAACCTACTCTAGGGTCAAATTTTGTTTCTACATGAATGTTATCATGAATAACGTGTTCACAGGTTAATACGTAATTATGGTATTCTCCTTTACTATCTTGTCCACTATAAACTACTGTTCCACTACCCCACGCCTTTTCAGCTCGAATTCGGATGGTCGTCCACAGCATTTGAGCATGTTTCATTTCAATATCTTTTATATATTCACTCATTTTTTCACCTTTTAATATATTCCTTTCCATCCCCGTCCACTACGTTCCGTTCTCATCCAATCCACTCTATATTAAATTAATAATTTAACTCATTTATAAACTTTATTTTTCATATATTTTTTCTAATATGTAATAGATTAATGTATGCACTATTTCTGTTAGTATTGTTACGAATGTTACTCCTTCCCAATTTCTAAACACTACATAGCCTATAATAAAAGCACTTAATATTCCTAATGTTCTATAAATGAATGTTTTTTTAATTGCTTTGTATTTTACGTTCAATTTGTTTATCCTTTTCTCTTTTCTTTTCAATATAATAATTAACTGTTACTCCTCCATTAAGTACTAATTCCAGTAATTCATTCATTGGTTTTAGGATAATGCTATCAGTTCGGCTTACGAGACATAGTTCATTATTATTCCCTACACTACATCGTAAACACTCATTACTGGTAGCATTCATTTTCCCACCATATTTTATTTTATCTTTCATCATCTGCTTGTAACACTTCTTTTAAACAACTAGGACATTCCCAATATTCAACTATGCTGAATGTTCCATCTTTGTTTCTAACTTTTACTTTACCAAAATAGCCCCAGTCACTATATATCATTTTATTCCAGTTGTCTATTTCCACTACACCTTTCTTTCCACATATAGCACATTGTACTTTATGTTTCATTTCTTTTTCCTCTTTCCATTATATTGTTTATTTTTATAACAAATATTTTTAGAGGCATAAATATGAGAGCAATTATAGAAAAGAATAAATATGGAACATTC